TCTTTGAATTGGAAAATACGAACCTAATATCCATATTTGGGTTTTGTTCTTTAACCAATAAGTGTTTCTTACGGTCAGCTGCCACAAACCTACCTTTTGTCTCTATTCTAATACCATTGGGTAATTTGAAATCGGGATGATAGTGGTGTGTGGATGCAGGAATTATGTATGGAACCTTTTCAGTTTCATACTCTACTTTAATTCCTTGTGATTCTATTTGTTGAGAAATGGTTTCTTCTAAACCAGACTTAAATCCATATTTTTGTGCAACCCATTTAGGATTGTTCTTTTTTGTAACTTTTTTAACCATTAAATTTGTTTATTATGAAGGGTCTTTCTTAACAGTTGAAGAATACTTTTTGGTAGATGTTGCTCCACCAACGTATGTACTTCCTGCACCCAAATCACCTAATTGGTATCTGCCAATGCCTTTCTTTTTTTCAAAAGAAGCCACACCTTCATCGTCATCTGCCGCTTGTTTGTCTCTTGGCCCTTTAGTGTATGGGGTGATATCTTTTCTAAAAGATTCCCAAGCTTTAACATCTGGTCCACCTTTTGTGAAAGATGTATTCGTATTTGCTTTGTATAATTCTAAAATTTTTGACATGTTATTTGTTTTTGTATATAAATATAAGATTAAGTATCAAATCGTACAATAAAGTTTACAGTAATATCCGATTCGGATTTAATTGGTTGTGGAAGTTTTGCAACCGCTACCAATTGACAATCATCGTCATATAAACCTATTGTTGTAATAAATGGTAAAAGAAATGAACCCGTAGTATCAACTGAACTACTTAAATCATAATGTTCAAATCCACCACTAATTGAACTACTATAAGCTGAGCCAAATCTATAATCTAATATGTTTCCATTTTCTAATGTAGATTTTTTACGAATATATTTAACTCCTGGATTTGTAGTTGCTTTGTAAATTTTATTATCACTACCTGTTATAAATTCCGTTTCTTTTCCAACTTCTATTACTGCGGAAGGGTTTGTTGAAACATTGAATTCATCTTCATTTGAAATTAAAAGATATTCATGTTCATATATAGTTTGAGTGGATTTGTAATCTAATTGCCACCCACTTATTAACTTATTAGCAACATCCCTTGTTATTACAATTAATCCTTGATTATAGAATACATTACCAATTTTACTAACAGCAGCTCCCCCTTGTAAAAATTCAATATTATCTACAACCATTATACCTGATTCTACATCAAATGATATAATATTACTATCATAGTTCTCTCCGTTATATACTAAATTGAATATACCATTTTCTATATCAAATCCCATAAATTGAAAAGAGGCAGTATATGGTGTTGCTAACAAATCTGTAAATATTATTTCATCATTTTCAATATCAACCGAAATTATAGTTATGCTATCTCCTGAAGTATCTATTATATTTCCGTATAAATCATCTACATATTCCGTATTACCATCTACTAATAAAACAGACCCTTTTTTAATACCTTCTCCAACATATATTTGTGGTATAGAAATTACTTTTGCACTACCACTTAAAAATCTATCTTTTGAGGCATCACTATTATTGTATTCATTATTTTTATGACCTGTTCTTGTAAATGGATTATCTTCGTTTCCACTATAAAATTGTGCTCTTAATTGTCCGTATATAGAATTTTTAGGATATAAACCTGATAAATCCGATGAACCGATATTTGCTTCTAATAAATCAATTTGTGTAGAACCACTAGAAAAGCTCCATTCTTTATATGCCTTAAACGGCCTAATACTAATATCTGACTTTGGTATTCTTTTTAACATATCACTTATAAATATCTTAAAACTAAAAACCCACCAAATTAAGGTGGGCCATAGTTTTTATTTTATTCTCCGATTAGAAGTCTAATTTAACTTTAATTGCAATTTCCTTATCAAATGATTTTTCAACCGGTTTGGAAGTTTTTGCTACTGCTAATAATTCGTTTGCGTCATCGTATAAACCTACTGTTGTAATATAAACATGTGGGTCTCTTTCAAATAATGATTGAGCAAATGCACCTACTGAACCTGTTACAAATGTTGGATTATTTGAGAAGTTAAATTCTCTATTATTTGCTCTTACAAAATAATGAGATGTAGAAACATTTTCAGTTCTTCTTATTTGTAAGTCTGCACCACCACTAATTGCCATCAATAATGCAACCGAACCTGAGTTGTTACCATTGTTTTGGTGATAGACATTAATTATTGAGCCACTTGCTTGTCCTAATTTTGGGTCACAAGCCGATGCTAATGCATTTGGATTTAATAATATAATACCCATATCTGGATAAAATAAACCATATCCTTTTCCGTTAGGTGCACTATATCCGTTAGTTGGCGCGATTGATGCAGTTAATGCTGAACCAATATTTAATGAACCACTAACTAAGTTATAAACTCTACCTGCAGTTGTTACATTTTCGTCAGTTCCACCACTATCATCAATTAAAGTAATACGTCTAACTGAACCTGAAAAATCTATTGAAATATTTCCTGGGTCTAATCTTTCTTTGTATCTAGCTCTATTTATATTGATTGCGTAGAAAGATGTCATATCTGCAGCACCTGCAGTTGAACCACTATATACACTAAAGAAATTATCTGCACTATCTAATAATACATTCTTATATTGATTATAAGTTGCTTTGGTTGGTAAAGTTGAATCATCATTTTGAGATATAGTAGGTGCACCAAATCCACTTACATCACCATATGCAATTGAAAACTGAACTTCTCCAGAACCTGTTGCCGTTGTGTTATAAACATCTAAATAGTATTTACCACTTGTAGATGCAACTTGTGCAGATGAAGTATAGTTTGCTTTTACATCTAATGAACCTGTGTCTCCACTCCATATTCCAGAAGTTACGATTTCGGTTCTATTAGTTACTTTATCAATAGCTCCGAACTTTTTGTAAATACCATTTGTGATGGTAGTTATATCCGAGCTGATTTGTTCACCGGTTCCTAAAAATTGGTTTACGATTCTAACTAATTCGCTAGTATCTACGGGAGTTCCTGCGGTGTTTGCTGCACCTGCTAAGTATTGCGATATGTTACTTGCTAAAAGGGCCCCTCTATTGTCTCTTATTACTGCCATGGTATTTTATTATTGAACGTAAGTTACTGTTATTGGAATTGTTTGTGAACCACCCGTTTCGTTACCATAAACTGTAATTGTAGTTCTAATGGTTGACGTTAATGATGGATTTGGAATAAATTTAAATGATAATCCTTTTGCAATTGCTGCTGTTGCAGATACATCATCACCGATGAATATTGGAACTGAACCAATATCAGATGTTACACCTTCACCAATAATATCACCTGCATTTTTGTTAGATAATACAATTGTATATCCTAAACTTCTATTTCCTGCTGGAGATGTAGTTGGAGATAATGCAACCTCACCACTTTTTTGATTAACTGCAATATTAGGAACTCCAAATTCAACAACCGGAATACGAGTTGTGTTTTTTGGTAAAGTTACTAACTTATACTTCATTACTTGAGTCTCATCTGGATTAGCTTCTAATACAGGCATATTTTTAATTGCTGCATCATAATAAGCTGAACCCAATGGGTGAGCTGGTTCGTAAAGTGTGTAATCAATCTCATCGTCTGCTAATGCAAATTGAGTAATGTTTAAACCTTGCCCGGCTGCTAATTTTTCTCTACCTTTTTTGGTAAGAATAGCGTCAACGGTTAATTCTGTGTTACTTAAATATCCCATAGTATAATATTATCTTTGTTTATAAATATAATTATTTTAAAAATCCGTTTATTCTACTTCCAAAATCGGTTCAGAAGTATTTCTACCTGTTCTATTTACTGTTAATGTATTTGGATTAGATACAAATGTTTCAATTGGTTCGCTACCATCTAATGTTGTTGCTGATGTATTTTTTGAACCTCTAAAGAATGAATTTTCTAATCCTCTTGTCAAATCAGATGTATTTCTATAATGCGTTGGTAAATATCCGTTCAAATGTGTTACTTCTATAATACTTCCTGTTCCTGCGTTAATTACTTTTGAACCTGAAAATGGTTGTATATTTAATCTAGTTTCATAATAAGTTTGAATATCAGAAACATATCCACCACGAGGGTCTCCTAATCCAATTGCAGATGCTGTTACTGCGAATTTGGTTACGATTCTTTCCTTTTGTTCCTTAACTAAATCCACTCTAATTCTTTCTTTAACTCGTCTACCATCTTTGTCAAAATAAGTTCTAATCGCATGTCCGTTGTCTGCATAAATACCAAATCCGATTGTTTCATAATCACTCTGTCCTACTATGGTATTAATATCGTATATGTCTATTTCGGTTAATATTGTTGGTAATCCCAACCCCGCATCTATTATAACATCATTTTGATATGATTCTGCGTTTATACTTTGTAGTGATGCCGTATAAATTTCTACATCATATTGATAATTTTCTCCAATTATACTATCCAATGATGCCGTATAAATCTCTGCATAATATTGATTATTTTCTCCACTTATTTTTTCGGATAAGTCGGCATCAACAATAGTTTCGTATTGAGTAGTTTCACCATATAAAATTGTAGTGTCGTTATAATGAATTACAGTTTCTTTTTGATATTCTTGACCGGTTGGGTCTTTTTGTGCAATCTTACTTCTTTCTAAAATATGTGGTTCAATTAATAAACCAGTAGTAGCTTTAACTCTTGCAGGTAACATTTTCTTAATATCCTCAAACATAGATTTCTCATATAGTTTGATTAAGTTGATGTATGCGTAAATATCTCTATTGTCAAATCTTTGGAAATAATAGTTTCTTAAATTATCTAAAGATTTATAATTTGATTTTGTTCTATCACCTGGGTCACCGATATAATTATCTAAATTAATTCCACCAAACGATTTTGCAATATCAATATTTAATTCTTTTGTAGGTGAGAAAAATAATCCCACTCTATTTGAATCCGTTGGTGATTGGTCAAATGCTTTTTTAGTTGCTCTACTTTTTACCGACAAATCAACACCACCACTTACATCGTTACCCTCAAAATCGGTTTGAGATTCAAATCTAACTTTATTAGTTGAATATCTTGTAGAACCCATATCTGGTATTTCTAAAACAACACTTCTATCTATTGGTTCAAATTGATATGGATATGTTGTTATAGAATTAAAGCCGTATGCACTTGCTGTAAATGATGCAGATGGGTTTAAAGAATATATTGTTTGATTGCTTCCATCTTCATAATCATTTCTAGTAAGTGATGATGAAAAATACATATTTGTATCAACATTTATTAAAGAAGATGTTAATGCTAGGTTTTTAGGATATTCAAAATCTAAACGGAAATATAAATCATCGGTTGATGACGAAATGTGGTTACCATTAATCATTTCAGGAAATGAAACGTGCTCATAGAATCTTTCCCTTTGTAATGGTGTACTCCATAAACGGAATTCATCAACACTGCCTGTAAAATTATTACCCATTCTAATATACGACCCACTATTCCAATTAGATGATATAGCTAATATAGACGATGAATATGATTGTTGAAATATAGTTCTTTCCTTATCGGATTGTCTTATGTTTAATTCAAAATTATGATAACTACCACTTACTTCTCTACTAACTCCAATACCAAAAAATCTATTATTGAAAATAGGTAATAAAGATGACGATATAGCAGAACCACTATAATTAAGTGTTACAACTCCATAATTACTATCCGTACTTCCACTTAAATTTAATATCATACCACCACTACCACTAATAATATTGTAATTGCCTGATGTATATGGTTTTACAAAAAATTCAATTGTATCTGGTTTTCTATTTCTTTCAGTATTTTTCCATTCAAATTGAATATAAGAACCACTTATCATATTAAGAGCGGTTGTAATATTATCCATTACCAATTTACTCTTTGAGATGTTGGTTACTTCAGGGCCCCCAAATTCTAAAATTGAAAGATTTGATGATGGTATACCATAGCAACTCAATAATGCATATATACCACGTCTTGTTCCTTTGTGCTTTAATAAGTAAGGTAAATTATTTGCTATTCTTCTCCAAATTTCAAATGTTCTTTGTTTTGCTGGATTAATATTTGTTGTAGTTCCCTCACTATCCACACCAAACACATATTCCCAAAGTTTTGCATCATCCGCTAAATTCTTTGCATCCCAGTTGAAAGATTTTAAAACATCAAACAATAATTTATCAGGAACACCATTTTTTGATTTATACCCCAAACCTCTACCATTTTCAATAGCTTTGGTATAATAATAAATTACATCAAAATGATGTGCTAACATATTCAATAATAAATGAAAGCTTTCTGAATTTTCAACGTCATTTATAAATGTTGGAACATTATTCATAATCCAATTTGGATTTTCCAAATCAAAAGTTTCTGCTGCAACGGATGCCGATGCATACCAATTAATAACCGTCGAAGATGTATGATTTAATAATTTACTATTAATATCACATGGCCAACTCAATGAAGATGATGTATACAAAAATGTTTCAAAGCCATCAAATCCTTGTAAAATTTGATTTTTCTTTAATAATTGTCTTTCTCTTTCTTGTATAGCCGATAGTGAACCGGTATGAGAACCTGATAATGGTGCTGAACCTGTTGAGTATGTTGCATTATATAAAGTTTCATATTTTTCAATTAATTGAACTTTATAAATAAAATTATCCAATCTTTCCGTAGCAGAACTAAAATGAACAAAATTATCCCATAAATATCCTTCCAATGCATTTGAACCTGATGCATAATCTATATTCAAATCGCTTTGATATGACAACGATGAACTTAAATAAGTTGTAACTAAATTATTTGTAGATGTTGAACTACTTAATATTAAATTATCTAAAGATTCATATCCGGTAGACTTACCGGTTGTAAAATCAACTTCTATATTAAAATTGGGCCCCTTTATTGGTGGGCATTTTAAGGTATCTTGTTCATTTAAAATTATTGTTTCTATTAAAGGATTACTCATTAATTTTGTAATCCAAAATGTAGAGTTTTCATTTATATTTGCCGGAATTGGTGAATATAATTTTAATATAACAGATTTAACTTCCTTATCAACCAGTTCGTTTCCTAATGCATCTTTCCTTTTAGATGATAATGTCCAATTATCTTCTTCATATGATGAAACCAATATTTGTTCGTTATTATCAAAATTTGCAAGATGTGTTAAATATTTACTATCCTTAGTTGGTTCTATAAATGATAATTTATTTATAAATGCATCGTATATAGATTTTTTTATAGAATCTTCATCCAAATATATGGATGGATAAAATATTTGTGTTACAATTTCATATTCATTACCAATCAAAGCTTCCGAACCTCCATTGTTTCTTGGTAACAAATATAATGATATATTATCACTGCCATTCCATTGTGGAAATCTATCCGCTAAGTTTCTTAAATTTATTTTAAAAGAACCATTGGGTGCTAATTTTTCAAATAATCCTACTTTAGTTTTATTTTTTAAAAGTAAAAAAACATCAACAAAACTAGTTGCAAATGTATTATATTCAACTTCCCATTCTATTTGTAAATCAGAAAAAGATGGAACATCAATTGCTTCTGGAAATAATACTTGAGTTATTGACGGATAATCATTTATAGCCGTAAATGTAATTAAAATTTCTACTCTTTCTCCGGTACCATATAATTTGGATTTTGGAGTTAATATAACTTTTTTAGTTCCATAGACTTCATTAAAGTCTTTTTGAAAATATAAAGTAACATAACCAACATCAGCTTTAGTTAAAATGTATTTATCAGTCGATGTGTATGCAACTACTTCATCGGCGTTTTCCGTTCTAAATGAAATTTTTACTTCTTTTTCTAAATCGGAATCCTTTACTTGTATATTGTATTTGGTGTCCGAAACCATAATTACAGGAGCAGCGACATTGATTTCTTTTTCTAATATTGCAATTACAACTATACCCGATGATAATTCTTTACCCGTTAATCTAAATGCTTTCCCAACCGATTTCCATTTTGAATAATCACCCTCTGGACTATTTTGTGCAATTGTTAGTGAAGCATAGTATATATTTTTATACAAATATGCAGCAGATATGTCTCCTACTATTGATAAATTAATATATGCATTTTCTAAAACCGACTTGTTTATACTTTTATTATTAGTATTACCATCTACCAGCTTTATTGCACCGGAATCTACTTTCTCATCGGAATTACTTAATATTTCGTAATTTAATTTTAATATCTCACCCAATTCATTTTTGAAATTAGAAGAAAATCCAATTTCATAATTTATAACAATCTCCGGTATAAGCGGTAGTGCTGGAAGATTATTTAATATTTCAATTTCTTTAAATTTGAATTCTAAATTTATTGTTCCTGATGTGGAATCTAATCTTCTTTCGGATGAATCATATGTTCCATTATCGTTTAATGTGAATTCTTGTATTGCAATTACTTCCGTAAATAGAACATCATTTGTTGTTAACGATGGTTTGTAGTTATAATTAAATACGTTATTATATGTTCCATATTCGGATAACCCACTAAACCCAGTATTACTACCCATTCCACCAAATATGGATGAAAATGGATTTATATTTAAATAAAGAGGTTCAAATTGTAAGTCTGCAGTATACGAATATTTTTTAGAAACACTTACTGTAAAATAATTTACAGCTATTTTATTATTTGTTATTGCCTTATACGTTCTACTACTTCCAAATGTGGACGATGGGGCAAACGTATCAATTGTGGATACACCAATACCAATATTATTACCATCTCTTTCAAATTGTGTATTTTCAGCAGATGACAAATATATTTTTAATGCTCCTGCATCATTATTTGTATAAGATGGTGGTATAAATGTTGGATTGGGTGCAACGGGAGGAGTGTATCCACCCCCACCAGGGCTTCCGCCGGATAGATTAGGGAAAGCCTCATATTGACCGACACCATCCCATGGTGGGTTTGTCATTTCACCTCCCATATTCTCGACGTTGGCCTTATATTGTTTAAAATGCTTTGCTCCCATTTATTCTTTTTTATAAATATTTTTATTTTTGATTATCCATTCGTTCTCTACCCATACCACCATCTGCCAAATTCTGTCTATCTAATGTATCATATTCTCGATGGATGTTACCTCCACCCCCGCCGCCAGTTCCTTGACTAGGAGTTGGTAAAACCACTTTTGGAGCCGGTTCTTCTATTGGGGCAGGTGCAACTATTAATATTGGTTCGGTTATAACGGCCGGTTCTATAACTTGTGGTAATGCGGGTGGTTCTTTTTTAATAGGAACTTCACCAACAAATGGGTCATTTAAGTTAATTTGAACTTTATCACCATTGTATATATTTCTTACAATATTGAAAGGAGTCTTAAATGTATCCAAATTATTTGCAATTTGTTTTCTTAATTCAACGATTGCAAATTCTTTAGGAAGAGTTTTAACTTCAACAGGCCTTCTTTTTAAATTTTTAATATTAAAATCAACACAATCAAATAATATTTTTTTAATTTCGTTTGTTAACATATTAAAATCATATTGGTCACAATCATCAAATCGTTCTTCGGATGGTTTACCAAATTTTGATTCTGTAATATTATAGTATTTGTTATTTAAATAATAATTTACTGATGTTTGAAAATCTATATATATTTTTTTCCTAAACTCAGGAAATTTACTTAGACCAAAATCTTTCTTTAATAAGCTAAAAAAATCTTTACCAAATTGAGTTTGTAACGCTGAATCGATTCCTTCTAAAAAACTACCTTCAAATGCGTATATAGAATCTAATAGTGATTTTTTATAATATTTAAAATCTTTACTTAAGTTTTGTAAATTATTAAATTCTCTATTTGTAATTGAATTTACATTTTCATCCTTTGTTTTTAAAGGTAATATTCTAATTTCTTCTCTTGAAGGAGAAATTTCTTGTATCCACACTCTTGTTAATAAATTATCAGTTCCTACTCTATTTCTGACGAAATTTATATTAAGTTTAAGAATACCATTTGTAAAACCTAAATCATTTAATAATTTTTCCGCATCAATAGCCAATTCTTTTAAGCCACCTTTATTTGTGATAGAATGCATGTAGTGTTTGATGTCACCTTTTTTTATATAAGCAACATTTTTGCCCGATTTTTGTGGTAACAAATTACTATTAATGTCATAAACGGAAACTTCCATTACATCATATTTACAATCGCCAAAATCGGTTTCTTGTATTTCGTTTTTTGAAACTATGAATAAATCATCTGCTAACAAAAATTTTCCTTTGTTGTCAGTATTTACATCAATTTGTTCAAAGTTTGTATATTTTTTAATACTCATAATCTATTAATATGAATCTGGGTGATTTTTTGTATTTTTAGTTGGATACTTTTTAGATGCTGCTTTACCATCCGCCTTTGTAACTGTAACAGTTAATTCGGATTTATAATCGGTTGAACCACTATATCCAAAGGTTTTTTTCTTTGAGTCTTTTCCGGTACCTGAATTATGGTCTATTCCTAATTGAATACTTTCACTGGCACCGCCAGCTATTGTAAATGATTTTCCTTTAGGGAAGGTCATCCAATCAATACTAAATCCTGGTGGTATTGGGTGGCTCAATGTTATGGTAACGGGTGATTTATCATTATTTGTAAAATCTAATGTTCCACCACTTGTCCATTTTACATCGGTACTACTTGCTTTTTGTTTGGATGCAATTTTAAATGCTTTATCAATCTCTGGACCATTTATTTTCAAAATAACAACTTCATTTATGACATCTGCACCACCTGCCAATGCTTGTGCTTGTGTTCCTGTTGTAATTGCTTGTTGTTGTTGAACTGCACCAAGTTGAGCCTGTAAACCTTCAATTATAGAGTTTAAGGAATCAATTTGTTTAATTAATGCTTCAATTTGAACTTTATATCCGGCGTTTTGTGATTGTAAAGATGTTCTTAATATTGATTCCTCAACTGATTTTTGAATTGCCGTTTGTATTTGGTCTGTGAAAAGATTTAAAGTATCTTTTAATGTTTCCATTTGATTTGCAATTAAATCATCCTTTTGTTCAATGGTTAATTTTTCAATTGTAACTCGTTTTACTTCGGTATCTAATCTTCTAATTTCAGCCAATGCAACCTGATAAATCGTTTCTAAATCGTTATATTGTTTTTGTAAGTCGGCATATTGTAAGACCAATTTATCATAAATTGGTTTAGGAATTAAATTTAAATTTGGTTCTGGTATATTTGGTTTTAATTCTGTAACATTTACATTAATTGCTTTTTTAATTTCTTCTTCATCGTATTTATCTTTATTTAATTCTTTAAATACCAAAGAAGATGCAACATTTTTATTATCAACAATTGTCACATTGTATTCATTTTTAGCAATAGCTGCAGACCCGGAAGAAATTAATATTGATTCTAATCTATTATCTCTTTCTTCTTGTAATTTTTGAGAAATGGTTTCAAGTGCTGTTAATGCCATTGTTAAACTATTTGAAATGTATATTTTTCGTCAAATACATAATCTATATTATCTATTACAACTTTTAATTTTAATTTATAAATTCTATCAATTGGTAAAGATTGTAAATCTAATACAAAATAACTACCATTTGAATCACAACTTAATTTTGTATAATTACCAAACGGAAAAATAATTTCTTCGGTTAAATAATCTTCTAACTGATAATACGATGCTTGTGGTAAATACTTAATATCACTATAATTAAAAGTGTCTGCAAAATCTTTTATAGGAAACAATTCTCTACCTCTAACTTTAATTTTTGTTTTAGTATTTGAATTATATTTTGATTTTAAATTAGTAATTGTGACTTTAAAATTATCTACTGGCATTGCCGTTATTGAACCTGTTGGTGCAAATGAACTATCATCCCAAACCACTTCTAATGTTGGTTCATATATGGTGTGTGTTTCTTTTGAAAAGAATTTAAGTAAACCATAATCTATGGTATCTTCTTCGGTTATAAAATTATGATGAATAATGAATCCGTTATTTGGTAAAGAACCACTAACCCATCTATGGACTATGTTTGTAACATCCATTTTAATATCATCACTTTGATAATTAAATGATTGAGATGCCATTGATGCCGTATACCAAGTACCACCTTCGGCGTTTGCTGAACCCGTTGTTCCTGCAGTAAATATTGCTGTTCCTGCCGTTGTGTTATCCTGCCAACTATTTACACCATTTCTATATTTCCAACTAATACCATCCGATGTTATATTATCAAATTTAGTACCAGTCCCCATTGTCCAACTCTGAGAAACCGCATTTGCATAAATTGTATACTCCAATGGAATTTCTTCCGAACCGGCAGCTTTTAAATTTAAATAAGTTTTCCATCCACTGCCTGTTTGCAAATTTGAAACATCAAATTTAATTAATGTTCTGGCTAAATCTTTTGTAGAACCATAATAAAGTTTACCTACTTCTAATATCTCATCTCTACCTGCATTTTGTTCAGGTTGTTGTAAGTAAATACTAGCGTCAAATGATGATGTGTATAATTTATGCATTATAATGCCCTCCCTTTTATGTCTTTGTTAGGAAATTTTACTTCGAATATACATGGGTCTAAAGAAGGATAGACAATCTTACCTTTAGTTGCTTCATCCATATTGTATCTATTTGGTGAATATTCTCCGTCACCCGCACACAGGTTATGAATTTTAACCGATGGAACACTCATAACCCCTTCTATATTTGCAAGTAATAATTCTATTTCGGAAATGTTTATTGGTTTATTAAATGTCCAATTATCTATATCGAAATAAGATTGAACTTCTGCTAAACAAGATGTAAGAACTTCTCTTTTATTATAATTTGAATAAACAATTATTTCAAAATCACAACCGATGTTAACTATAAACCCATCAATCATATTAACTGCGTCGGTAATCATTCTATATTCACCTAAATAGGTTTTAAGATTTTGTTTGATTGCTTGATTTAATTGTGTTAATTTTTTATCACTATTATATCCTAAAACATACATATTAATTGCAAATGGGTTATTAACCTCTGCAATTGCACTCTTTTTTTGTGTTAAGTATTTAACTAATTCTTTTTGAATTTCTGATTTAGCCATACCTTTCATAGAATCTACTAAATTTGTAAATTCAGCTATATTGTTGGGACTTGCTAATATAGAAGCTGGTGAATTATTATCTATTTCACCATCAGGACTTACATATACTTTTGCAACACTACCATATCTAGCTGGCATTGATAATGCTCTTACAACATAATCTTGTCTGGTTACTGCTCTATTTTGAGAACCAAATGTTGCTAATGCATTTTGTCTAATTTCTTCAATACTTTCTGCACCCCTTCCACCCACTGCAGGTTCAATGTTTTCAACTGCTAATGTTGTTTTAATTTGGTTGTATATTCTCAAATTATCGTCATTCAAAGATAATAAATCTTCTTCGTATTCTAATCTGGTAATGTTGGTTAAATCACCTGTATTTATATTCGAGTTAATTCCACCGCCGACCAAATACTTCACAGTTAATGTTGTATTTGTAGGTGCAATACCAAATGTATTTGTTTTTAAAAAATTTGAAGGGTCTATTCCTTGATTTAATCTATTGATAGAATTGGCCAATCCTAATCCTACATTTTTTGTATTTGGTAATATAATTTCATCATTCATTGTGATATCACCACTACCAAATTGTAAATCCGTTGTATTATTTGCATTCAATTTTACCGAATATCTTCTAGGAACTTTTTGAACTTCTAAAATATAAGGAACTATTGAAGATGATGTATATAGTGCACCATTATATTCCATATTAGGTTGTTCAACAAATATACTTTCCTGTGCCAAATATGGAACTTCATAATATTTGTTATTATTACCATCGGTTACGGAAACTATATGAATAATATTAGTATCCGTCAATGTTATGGTTGGATAATCTACATCACCACCCATCATAAATGTAGTAGAGACCTCATTTGCAGATATAGCTTTTACTAATTTACTAATTAGATATTGTGTGGGAACTCCTGTTGCATCTCGTTCGTATACATTAATTTCTCTATCTATTTCATTTTCAAAATCTACCGAATCTGTTGTTCTAAATATAATATTGGAATTGTTATTGGATTTTATTTCCATTCCTTCCTTTACTTTTAAATAGAATTTAGAATCGGGCGCGTAATTACCAGCTGACCCCAATGATGGGACGATTTGATAAACTTTAATAGTTGTAGTTGCAGGTGATGTTAATTTTGGTTTATACCCCATTGTTTGTGCAAGTGCTATAACGTTTTTACGTTCGGTAGCATTTGCTAACATTGATTCTTTTAATTGGGTGTCTTGATAAAAGGAAAGAACATCACCAACATAAGATGCCATATCAATAAAGATGGTACCAGGTGAAGCTTCGGAAAAATCAGCATAACTATCTGGAAAATATGTTTGAGTAAAATTTACCAAATTTTGTTTAAATGCCGAAAAATCTTTACCAATATAGTTTATATCTTTACCGGTTCCCCAAGATTTATTTAAAGGTTTAATTGCCATTTTTTTATTATTCTTTTATTGTTACCTGAATACTGTCCGTTATATCAGGATTAATTACCAATGAAAATACTACATTTAAATTAATTAAATGATTATCAATATCCTTATCATCAAAATCAAAAACAATTTCTTCAATATTAACTTCAGGTATCCAATAATTAACCGCTTGTTCAATTGAGTTTTGAATTTTAGTTTCTATTTGGCCAGGAATAAATGGTTCAAATAAAACCCTATGAACATCGCAACCAAAAAGAGGATTCATAATTCTTTCACCTTTTTTTGTTAAAATAAGATTTTTAATATTTTCTGCAAGTTGTTTTTTGGTTGTATAATTTTTTTGAAATACACCATCAGCATTGGAATTAGAAAATCCAATACTTAGAGCTTTACTTTCATTTTGAACTAAGTCTTTAACGGGTATTTTACCTAAATCAATTGCCATTTATTATTTAAATCTTTTTACTAATTCACTATAATCTCTTGTCAATGCTTTTATTGTAGCATCTTGTAAACCATCACCTGTTGATTCAAATTGTTGCGGAATATTTTGAGGAATTTGAATACCCTCTCTATAATCCATTGTTTCCCAATCTTCTTCCATTGTTTGTTGTGGTTTAATCATATCTAATACACTACTACCGCCACTCTGGCCACCTTCTACTCTTTCTGCAGAAGTAAATGGTTGGGTTTGGTTTAATACTTCATTCAACATAGCATTTTTAGTAAATTCTTTTTGTGGTCTTTGTGTTTGTTGAATCGGTTGTTGTCTTTTAACCGGTGTAGAAGTAACTTCCGTCATCTCTCTCAATGATGGAGTAGATGATTTTTTTTGTGAGTTTAATGTAACTGCACCAGATTTGATAAGTTTAACAAGTTCTTCTTTTACTTGTAACTTAACTTCGTTTTTAACAACTTCTTTAATTAAAGTTAGTAAAATTTCTGATTTCATAATAATTGTTTTGTATATGTTTAGTAATAAATATCTAAAGTTAAAAAATTACCCACCTACTCTATTTATAGCATCGGTAGCTATTTGTTTAGTTGCGGTTGCCCCAGCCGATATTGCCTGTCCTGCAGCATCGATTGACCCCACTACCCCTCTTTCTTTAATTGATTCAACTGTTCCTTCTATTAATTTTCCTGCACCAAAATCAATTAAATTCTCTTTTACTTCTGCAAGTAATTCTTTAGGGTTTTGTAACATTTCTTTAAGTGGTTTACTAAATGGATTTATTACAGGTACTGCAAATGGTTTTGTTATATAACCAAACCAAGGTGTCACCATAGCTGGGATAGGTATACCTGTCAATGATGTTTTATGAAATGTTATCGTTGCTCCAACAATTGTTAATAGATGTAGATTTGCATTTACTATAAAACTAAGTAACCATTGGTCAACTGTTCCGCTTGGTAACAAAGGAACGGGTATAAAAACTCCAGGAAAAATAGCAAAACCCATAATGGTTCTATCTCCAGGAGTTCTTAAAGCGGGAGGTGTTGCAAAAATGGGTGTATCATCTCTATTGAGTTGTCTAAATGCCCACCAACCCATTATAATAAGTGCAACTTTTTGCATCAAATCGCCCTTTGGGTCATATTTAATGGAATCAATCATTAAACTAGCTAAAGCTTGATTTGCTTCATTTAATCCATAATTTATTAAACTTGCAATTGATTTTTTCTTAAATTTGAATGTTCTTCGTTTTTTCTGGCCCCCGAATATATTTTTTTCTCCAAATACGTTGCTTGTTTTTGTTTCTACAAAGTTTGTAGATTTAAAACCCGCCTGCTCAACATGTAAAAATCCAGGAAAAGCACACCAGCCTGATACAATAACATATTCATATTCTGATAAAAAAGTTTCAACCCATTCTGCAGTTTCTAAATAATTTAATACATGTTCTGCTCCGGAATCTCTTTTTGTATTTTCTTTTTCGGCCGACCCCTCCGCTATTTCTTTAGCTTGTTTTTTTAATAATTTAACCCCTATTTTAAAATCAAGAGCCACTTTACCACTCCGTCTATCGTATGTTATTGCTCTTTTCCTTTTTATAAAATTTTGATAACTTTTAAAAGCTTTTGTTGCTTTATTTAACGTATCTCCTTCAATTCCAAATAATTGACTTGGATTGTCTTTTGTCAAAAAAGTTCTCATATTAAAATAAAACTGTCCCCAACTACCAGAGGCCTCTATTTGTTTTTTCTTTTTATCAGCTGCGTCTGCCATTGCTTTTTTTCTAGTAGCTTTGGTTTCTTTTTGAGCTTCGGTTTTTTTAAATTCTTTCTTTTTGGCGTCGTTTTGCGCTTTCTCTTGTTTTCGAGTTAATGTTTGTTGTTCCGCTCCATGACGACTTGTTATAGGAATGTAGACCATTTGAATTAACTTTTACTTAAGAAATTTCTTGCAGATAAAATAACATCTAATTTTCCTTGTAATTCTTTAAATCCTGGCGTATTAACCGGCCCAATAGCAGAGGGGCCTGCAGGTGTATAAAATACTTGATTTGTAATTAAATCTATTAATGAAGTTAATACATCAACCAATTCTCCACCTAATACCATTTGTTGAACATCCGCACCTGCATCACCTACACCACTATCACTTCCCAAATATACTTGGCCACTACCCTCCGTATTTAGATATATTTTAGTTCCGGTATGTAAAGTAATGTCTCCATCCGAATGCTGATATACCGCACTTGCAGCATCTATTGAACAAACACCATCCGTTATTATTCCGGTATTTCCTTTACCAAATATAATAAATTCACTTGCTTTTGCTGATAAAATAATTCTATCGGAATTGACAATTAATTGGTCACCTGTTAAATTGCCAGATGATGGGTATCCTGAAAATGCTGTTTTTGATTTAGATATCGTTTCTTTAAATGGAACTTTTATTTTTCCAGATGTTAAATAAATAGATGTCCCATCTTTATTAATATCTTCATCAATTAATTCACCTAATTTTTTACTATTTAAACTTGGGTTTTGTTTATTACGAATGAATATACCAGGCGAAGAAGTTTTACCATCTTCAGTTAAAAAAAATTCTGAAAATCGAATAGTATTACCAACTCTACCTGTTATAAATGTATCACCGTTTCTAGGTTGTAAGAAATGTATTTTTTCATTTACTTTATATTCTCTTTTATTTTTTTGCTTACCAGCATCCGATTTTTCAGGTATACCTGTTGCGGCCGACTCTTTATAATTTTTGTTTGATTGTGAAGAACCCACATACTCTACTGCTTGACTTGCTATTGTAGTTTTTAAATCTTCTCTATAATTGGGATATTGTGTATTAGAAAATGGTAACCAAAAGTGTTGTTTACCTATATCTAAAATTAGAACAGTTTCTCCTACTATTGGATATGTCATATTGTTTTTATCAAACGGAATAGCATAATCTTCTAAATAAATTGAATGTTCTCTTTGAAATTGAATGGCACCTAAAAATCTAACATCAGGGTCTTTGTCTTTATATTTATTTTCATTATAAATTACACTTGCAGTAATATTATATTCAAGTTTATCATCTTTTATTTCTTGAATTTTTGTATACACTTTTCTAACATTAGCTAGAAATATATTCATATCATTACCACTATCACCGGTGAATTCGGAGTTTGTAGTTATATTATCGTACATTTATAATTTAGTTTTAATTTCTTCAATTTCAATTTCCAAATCAACCATTCGTTCTTTGGACTTTTCTTCAACTGCATTAATGGTATCTTCCATATCTGCAAGTAATTGGGCCTTTTCGTTTTCACTTAACCAACCATCTTCTCCAATGCCTTTAGCTTCTGCAGCTGCCAATCTTTGTCCTATTGTTGCAAGTTTAATTAAATGGTCATCGTTTTTAACTGATACCTCAATCAAATCTTTTATGATAGGCGCAATCACAGTGGCTTCTCCTACATTTTTAATTAATTTACGAAGGGATTCAATCAATTCGGAAATATTTTTCTTTTTGTTTTGTTGATTTTCGTATATATCCTTAAATAATGATGATAAATTTTTACCATCAAATAATTGAAATTCGTTTGCCATTTTATATGTTTATGTACTAATAATTATTTACTTATCAAAAATTTACCCAATACTAAATAATCCATATCACAATTATGAAATGTCCAAATTGCTTTTTGTGGGTCATTTGTCATTGTGTGGTCTTTTAAGTTAAAAGATGTATTCAATAGAATGGGTGTTCCTGTTAGTTTTTCGAATGCTTTAAGTAAGTCGTAGTAAAGTGGGTTATCCTCTCTTTTAAGTGTCTGTATCCTTGCAGAATTGTCAATATGAGTTACTGACGGAATATTTACATCCTTTTTAACTTTGACAACTTGATTCATGTATGGAACTTCTTCTTCTGATAGAAAATACGTTTGATAATCTTCTATTGTAACCGTTGGAGCAAATGGTCTAAACATTTCTCTCTTTTTGACAACCTTATTAATTCTATCTCTAATGTCTGATAAATGTGGATTACCCAATATAGAACGATTACCTAATGCTCTTGCACCAAATTCAGTTCTACCTTGAAACCAACCTATAATATTACCCTGTTCAATTAACTTTGCAACTTCTTTACATAGTGTCTGATGTGTATCATGCATTATAACTTTACTTCTATGATTTTGTAATATAATTTTAAGTAATTCAGGACTACTCCACTCTTCACCTAAATATGGAGATTGATTATCACCACCTTTTACTTTTGGATTGCCGAATGTTTGATGATAATGATATAGACATGCACCAATTGCAGAACCAGCATCTGATGGAGCAAATGGTATCCATACATTTTTGATTGATGTAGATGTTTTAATTTTACCATTTGCAGTTCCATTATAAGCACACCCGCCCCCTAATATTAAATTTTCACATTCCCATGTATTAGTGATTCTATTGATAATAAAATATAATGCACTTTCATACCATCTTTGTAATGAAGCAGCTAAATCTTTATGATGTTGTTCTATGGGTTCATCTTTGAAACGAGGTGGAAATCCAATTAAATCAATCAACTTATTATTAAACATATCGTTATCCGATGTATGCCATGTAAAGTAAGACATATCCATTTTTACAACATCAATTTCGCCACCAATGGTTGCAACCTTATCAAATGTGTTATTATATTTTTGATTATCACCATATGGAGCAAGTCCCATCACTTTATATTCACCTTCGTTTGGTTTGAATCCTAAATAAGCAGTGAATGCTGAATAAACTAATCCCAAAGAATCTGGAAATTGTAATGTTTGTATTGTATGAAATCCTTTATCATCACACATTGTAGCGTATACCGAATGTCTTTCTCCTACTCCGTCAATTGACAATCCTATTGCTTTATCAAATGGTGATGTATAGTAAGATAGTGCTAAATGTGAGTGATGGTGTAATGAATATAAAATTTCTCCTGTATATCCAATTGATTTTAATATTCCTTTTAAATTACCTTCCGATTGATTCCATCTTTTTAAAAATTGTCTCCATTTCATTGGAAATCTTAAACCACCCCACTTACCAATTGTTTCTCTAACTCTTTCAAATTTGTCGTTTGGGTTCTCATACCAACAAACCATATCAATTTCATCAATTGTTATTTTTGCATATTCTAAACACCATTGAATTGCTTTAAACGGAAAAGAACTATCATGCTTTTCACCGGATAGTTTCTCTTCTTCAATTGCACATATAACTTTACCATCTATAACCAATGCTGCTGCAGAATCATGGTAAAATGCCGATAAACCCAATTGTATCATATGTTATATTTTAATATCACCATCTTTGTCAAATTCACTATATAATTCCATTTGTCTTTCTTTCATTTTGTTGACAACTTTAGTTATATAATGAGTGGGGTGACCTGTCATCTCTCTAATAAGTAGGTATAATGATTTTTTATTAAAATTCTCTATGTATTCAGCTCTTCTAAATAATTCTAAAACAGAATCTGCAATTTGCAAATCTCGTTTCTTTGGAAAATAGTTTTCTAAATGCATATCCCAATATTGCAACATTCTAACATTAAAAATTCTATGTTCATCATTTCTTTCTTCTTCTCTAAAATTATTTTCAGTATCAAATGATTCAGGTAATCCTGACATCACATCGGTATCTTTATATCTTTTATAGTTTGCGTTATTATTTAAAATAAGATAATTTCTTGCAACAATAGTAAAGTAAGAAAATGCTTTACCTTTGCCGGCTTTGTACATATGAATTTTTTCAATCATAAATGCAACAACCTCTGCCATCACATCTTTTGGGTCATCATCAAAATAAGTAAACTTCCATTTATTATAAACTATTTCTGCAAGTTTTTCAAATGCAGATGCAATTCTTTCTCTATATAATTTATCTTTAATATATTGGTCATTTGTTAAATTATATTCAATAATTGCATCTTCGGTATCTTTTGGAAAATATTGTCTATTAGGGCCTCTTTTCTTTCTAGTTGCCATTTTTTTGTTGTTTGAATTTTTCTATTGTTTCTTTGATTTGGTAAAATATAGAACCAACTTCATCGTCTTTCTCAAACATTTCACGACTATCAATTAGTCTCAATGCTTCCAGTAATGATTCGTTTCTTTCAATTTCTGTTTGTATAAATTTTTGTGTATCTTCGTATGTATCTTCGTATTTTTCTAATTTTTGAAGAAGATTGTAAACTACATATAATAATGTAAGTATAAGTAATGTAAGTATTGTGTATATCATATTAAACTATTTCGTATCCTTCTAAAAAATATTTGTTTGCATTTTTATATTTAACTTCAACTAATTCACCCTCTTTAGATTTCATTACAATTTTATCATTTCTACCAAAATCTACTTTTTTTACAACCTGTGTATTATATACTCTATCTTTAATTGTAAACCCATCCAAATGGTCAATTTCATGTTGAACGATAACAGTCATCATTGTTTCTTTAGAAACTTGTTCATTTGCTTTATCACCTTCTGGATTAATTTCAAATGTCAATTCACCCAAATTATCTGTATCAATTACTACCTTACAAGCTCTAATAGTTCTAGTCGGTTTTGTAATTGATGATGGTATTGATAAACATCCTTCATAAAAAAGAAATCCTTCCTTTGACTTTTCCTTTATAATTGGATTTACTAAAAATAGTTCTTCATCTCCAAATTTAATATAACATGCTCTTTTTTTAATTCCCAATTGAGTTGCAGAAATACCTAAACCAGGATATTCGGTTAAACCTTGTTCTAATTGTTTTCTTAATACATCGGCTTCTTGTTGAGTTATTTTTGATTTTAATACAGGAGTTTTTAGATACTCCGTAAACTCTTTTGTTGTTAGTCCGTTTGAACCTTTGTCAACTATCAATTTCATATTTTATTTTTTTAATCCGTATTTAATCCATTTATACCAAACTCTTTCGTGAATATAGTATTGTATGGGTTTGTAAATCAATTCTGCTACTCCAAATGCTGCTCCAATTTTTATTGAACCACTTATCAACCACATTAATAAGAAACCAATTATGGTACTTAAAATACGATATGAGATGGTTTTAGCAATGTGTCTCTTACGTTCTACTATCATCTTCAGTATCTATATTATAAACAATTACATCTCCATTGGAGTCTATGTATTTTTTTCTAATAGCAGTTCCACTAATTTGTTCTATTTCTTTTGGTGGTTCGTGATAGATTACATCATAACCCACACCTCTACCATAATTTACACTTTCAATATCTGGAATAATTGATATCATAATTTTATCCCAATTGTTTGTGAAAAATGGTTCTTGTTGTAATTCTTTTAAAACTTCTTGTGCTGATTTTGGATTATTCTCATCTTGTGAAACATCTCTAATTGCTACCCAACAATTTTTTCCTTTCTCTAATTGTTGATTTATTAACCACTCATGACCTTTATGCCACGTTTGCCACCTTCCTATAAATAATGCGTATTTTTTCATATTTGTAATATACGAAAATAATTTTACAATACCAAATAATTAATAAGTTTTAATTAAATCGTCTTGTTGGGGTTTTTTGTATTTTAACCAATAATTTATTGCATTTTGGTCATTTATCCATTTTGACTTATCATCCCAATCAAAATCGGCCCTTGCATAATATGGTAATAAACTTCTTGCACCCGATGCTCTTTCCGCATGACCGTTGATAGACCATTCATCTATAATTCCATCATTATTCGTATCATAACCATCAATTGTTCCATCACCATCCAAGTCAATAGGAATCCTAACAATTGAATTTTCATTTTCTTTGTAATTCTCATTTTCTTTGTTTTCGTTAAGAATATTTTCTACTATAAGTTCATTTTCATCCTCTTTTGTAGAATATTTTCCACTATCTCCGTAAACTTCGTAATTTTTGTAGTTTTCTTCCATTAAATCATCCAAATTATCATATAAACCCAATTTTTCATCATTTTCCATTATTTCACCCAAAAGTTGTCTTTGTTTGTGTTTTTTATCACCAACCATACCATTAAATGCAATAATTAATGCTACTGCTAATGGGTCAAACACTATTACAATCAAAAATATAAAGAATTTTACAACATTTTTCAGTTCTATACCGAATGCTTCCGCTACAAACCGAAAACCACCGACCTCTTTCTCCAAATCTATGTTAGAAGTCTTAATTTCATTGATTTTTTCGTTCTCTTTAGCGGTTTGGTCTTGTAAATCACTAATTTTTTTGTTAATTTTAGCAATTTCCTTATCTCTATTGTCTATTGAACGAATAAGACGAGAATTTACCTTACCACCATCTAATATTTTTCCTTGGTTCTTATTAAACTCACTAATTTGTGTTGATAATTGTGTAATTTGAATAGTATTTTGGTCAATTTTGGTAGAATGTACCATAATTTCCCTATCTACCTGTTGTAGTTTAAGTGATTGTGCCTGAAAAGCGTTAGATAGGTAACCAAATATACCTGCAGATGTGATTAGCATTAGTAATGCGACTGCAGAGACCAAATACCACTTATTAAATCCCTGAATCTCATCCCATTTTTGTTTAAGATAAGTTGCTGCAACTAATTTGGCAAATTCCAATGAACTAGCCATTACCATTACTGCGGTTGAGGCACCACTAAATAATACCCCTAAACCAGTTACGGAGAAAAATGCTGCACATCCGGCGATAATTAGTGCAGAAAATCCGACTAACCATTTAAGCCAATTCATATTATCTATTAATTCGTGTTAATTCTGTAACTCTTTCTACAATCTTCCTTGAATCTTCTAAAACTTCGATTGCTTGAGAAGGTGTAATTTGTTGAGCTCCGTTAATAACATTTTGCAAAATCCTCAACTTTCCGTCTAAAGATTCTAATAACGTTTGTATTTTTTCGTTGTATATCATATCTATAAATATTTATTTTTCTAAAAAGGGGAATAATATGTTTTTACACCATAGTTCTGCTCCAAATTTACTAGGGTGAAATCCATCTTTACTAAAGTATCCTGTGTTTTCATCTAATCTAATTCTTTCGGAATGTGATACATTTGTCGACTCTTTTCTATCTATGTTTAATAAAGTATGTAAGTATTCAAACATGCCATTTTTTAAGATAGTAGTTTCATCTAATTGTTTATATAAATAATTTATTATTTGATGGTTTTTGTTATTTTCAATATCTTCAAATACGGAATCCATAAAAAATTGTTGATAAAAATTAACACCTTTTAATTTACAAAAGTTTTGTAACATAATCATATTTTCAATGCTATTATGGACTTTACCAACACCAGCTGACATCCACCCATCTAATATATAATGTTGTTGAACAAACTCCATTTGACAATCACTTCCGTTTACTGTAAAATACCAACCACCTTCTGGATTATATGCAAATTTACTACCACCCTTTGTTTCAAAATAATTGGGATGTTCTGCGTTTCTATTCTTTAAGTCTAAAAATTGACTAGACATTCCACCTTCAAAATTAGGCCATAAATCGGTCATTTGTTTTATAATAATTGGATTGTCTATATACCAAGCTTTTCTAAAAGTACCACTCCACATTACCACTATCATTATTTCATTGGGTTGTAATCCACTTTCTAAAGCTTCCATAATGGCCAGCATAACTTTCTTTTGAATAAGTTCCTGGCCTTGACTTAAATAACCCGTATGATTTATTGTTAAATTTTCATTTTCAGATTTCAATTTATCTGCTAAAAATCCTATCCAACTTTCATCCGGATTGTGACAATGACTAAAACTGCATCCTCCTGTAATTAAATGTTTTATCATAATGTTTGTTTAATAAAAAAAGGTAGAAGTGTTTAATCTCCTACCTTTGTAATATACGAAAAATAACTGAATTAACCAACTTTTAAGGTTAATTTTTTTGGTTTGGACTCTTCTTTTCTTTCAAGAGTAATTAAGAGAATACCATTTTTAATCTCAGCTTTTGCGTTTCTACCATCGAAGTTTTTACCTATTTGGATTCTTTCTTCAATGTCCGAAACCAATTGATTAAAGGGATGTTCTATATCCTCATGTGTCTTTTTAGCTTTAATTTCAATTTTGTCCTCAAAACAATTAATTTCAATATCGTCTGGGTTGTGCCCTAATACCGATAAAGCAATTGTTGCAGATTCATCTTTAATATCTACTGCAAATTTGTTTGGAACATAGGTTGTTGTTTTTCTAGCCGATGTCCAGTTTTGGTATGCATCCTCTGCAAACCAATCGTTTAATAATCTGTCAAATTCATTAATCATCATAATATAAATGTTTTTTTGTTAATAATATTGTATATAGTTCAAATACTATACCATCCTTTATTTTGTTACAAAGTTATGACAAAACTACCCTAACTTTATTACAAATCGGAAATTGTGTCATTAAATTACGTTATCTTGTCTTTCGATGATTGTTGACATATGGTCTGCCCAATGCATGATAAATTGTAACTTATAAACTAATTGTTTCTTTAAGTCGTGACCTGCTAAATACTTTTGATTATCTTCGTCATACATACCATCGGTAAGTTTGATTGCAAAATA